CACCCTGCTCTTTGACCTGGCGAACCGGATGCAGATTGATCCAGCAGCGGTCTTCGGCCTATCCGCCACGCCGGTCGGTGGTCTGTCCAAGGAGGACTTGGCCAACCCGGCAGTCAAGAAAATAGCCGACACTGTCGGCCAGACTTCAGCACGTATCCAGGCACTGGAAGCTGAACTGCAGCGGAGAAACCAATACGAAGAGCAAGTTCGTGTTGGTGCAAAGAGGTCCGAGATCGACGCCTTCGCCGACCAGAAGAACGCAGACGGAAGCCTCGCGCATCCGCACTTCGATCACTTTCTTCCGGTCATCATGGAGCACTACCGGGTCAACCCGGAGCTATCCATACAGGACTGCTACGACAGGGCCATCGGCCCGGTGCGCAGCGGCCTGGAAGCGCAACTCAAGTCTCAACTCACCCAGCAGTCCAGCGTACAACGGGCGCAGAACGCGGTGCGTTCCAATACCCGTGGCATGACAGCACCGGTGGCGAAACCCGCCCAGAACGGTGCCAAGCGCAGTATCAGGCAGGTGCTCGAAGACTCGGCAGATGAGGTCGGCTTCTAGGGGGTGTCCCCGGAGTCGAAATGGCTGAACCCACAGTAAACCAACTTGTCGCGACAACCATCGCGAACTACCACAAAGACTTTGCTGACAACATCAGCAACTCCAACGCAATCACCGCCCAGCTAAAGCAGGGCGGTCGTACCCGCGTCATCGAAGGCGGTAAGGCAATTGCCACGCCGCTGACCTACGCCGAGGAAACGTTCGCCTGGTATCAGGGCACGGAACTGCTCTCGCGAGCAGTGAAGGAGACGATCTCCGAGGCCGACTACGCACCGTCAAACGCGGTGGCTTCCGTGACGATGTCCGGCCCGGACCTGGCCAAGAACCGTGGCCGCGAGCGCATCCTCAATCTGCTTGAGGGGAAGCTCGACAACGCCGAAGCGACGATGAGCAACAACATCACGAAGGCGGTCTATGGCGACGGCAGCGTGGCGAAGTCGTTCGTCGGGCTTAAAGCAATGGTCACCAATGACGGTCTCGGCACGGTCGGCGGTATCTCGGCAACGACCTGGCCGTTCTGGAAGAACCAGTTCCAGGGCGTGGCGAGAGCCACGGGCTTGCAGTATCCGGCTTTGAAAGCAGGCATGAACGCCCTGTGGATGAAGCTGGTGCGCGGCACCGAGCATCCCGACCTCATCGTCGCCGACGCCGAAGTCTACGCGACGTATGAGTCCGGCCTGCAGGAAAACCAGCGGTACACGGACAGCAAGATCGGTGGTCTTGGCTTCGAGACGCTGAAATACAAGTCGGCCACCATCGTCTTTGACGGTGCGGCAACCGGTATTTCCGGCCCGACCGGTGTTGAATCTCCAGGTGCCTACTTCCTCAACACCAAGTACCTGAAGTTCGAAATCTACAGCGGCTACAATTTCGAGACGCTGGACCTTCCCGACCAGTCGCCGGACATGGATGCGATCACCAAGCACATCGGCTTCATGGGCGCTCTGACTCTGTCTAACCGCGCAGCACAGGGTCGACTCTTCCTCACCGGTACGTGAGGAATCGGTGGGGCGGCGGTTTCCCTACGGCCCGTCGCTCCACCACCCCGTAGGGACGTAGGGACAGGAGAAACTATGTCCGACTTTCCCGCACTGGTGCATTTCTACGACGGCTGGGCTGACCATCACGAAGTCAGTTCGGATGGCTTCCCGGTGTTCCAGCACACCGTGATGATCCAGATCGAACGCCCGCCGCTGCTCAAGCTGAACCGCGAGGCCCACCAGGACGACTTCCTCAACTACCCGGAGGAGTACGCGGTCTTCAAGACGATCAACAAAGGCCGCGACACCGGTGTCGCCGAGCAGGGTTACCCGCTGGTCATGTGGCCGGTGCTGACCCCCGCCGACATCCAGGTCTTTGCCGCCCGCGGCATCTACACCGTCGAGGAACTGGCCAAGCTGGCCGGTCGCCGTGACATGCCGCCAGCCCTTACCGAACTGGCTCTGCGGGCCGAGCGGATGATGGATATGCAGCAGAACTTCGGCAAGTACGACATCCTGCTGGCCGAGCGCGATGCGCAACTGAAGGAGGTGGTCGAGCAGTTGAAAGAGGCCCGCTCCACCATCTCGGCGCAGAACGCGATGATCGATACCCTCAAGATGCGGGTGGCCTAAGATGAGCAGGCTGGTGACGATCAAGGAAGCGGTGACGCAGGCGTCGATGGAAATCGGCATCACCCAGATTGCCGTCACCAGTGTGTTCGGATCCAAAGACCAGGACATCGTCCAGATGGGGGCGCTGATGAACGCCGTCGCCGACGAGGTTCTGCTGGAGGAGCCGTACCGGGTCACGCTTGGCGACGATGTCTGGGTGACCGATTCCGATCTTCAGCCGAAGCTGTTCGCCACCGCCGACACCGACATCATCCTGTTCGACGCCAGGCTGGCCATCGACGGGCTGAAGTATCACTTCCTGCAAGCCAAGGGCCTGGAGTTCGGCGAGCAGTTCCGCTCTTTCAGTACGCGTTTGAATAAGCTGGCCGGTCGCGTCAACGCTCGCGTCCTCGACCTCGACGCCGACGAAAGCCGCAACGTATGAGGATGGTCCCGACCACCTACACCGGCAAGGCGCAGCCCGCCATCGTCAAGAAGAAGCGGGCCGAGATTGCGCACGTCCAGGCGCCGCTGATGGGCCTGTCGATGGCGACCAAGTTGTCCTCCAGCAGCGCGGAAGCGACACAGTTGACGGCGACCATCCTGTCCAACTTCAACATCGAAGAGGACGGCATCCGCTGCCGCGCCGGATACAAGATCAAGGCGACCCGTGGCACCGCGCCGGTCTGGCACCTGATCCCGTGGTACGGCACGCCGAACGCCATTGCCGCCGCGTCGAACGGCGAGTTGTGGGACGCCCAGAGCGGCAACCGCCTGAAGGGTGGCTTCACCAGCAACAACTGGCACTGGACGAGTTTTTCCAATCTCGGCGAATACGACTACACCGTCATGGTCAACGGGGCGGACGGAGTGTGGAGCTGGAACGGCAGCCTAGCCGACGACATCCACGGCGACATTCCGGTGACCAGCCTGACCAGCGCCAACCCGGCGGTCGCCACCGTCGCGTCGACCGCTGGCATCTTCACGGTCGGCCAGATCGTCCAGGTGTCCGGGGCCGCCGGTCCCGGCACGGTCAAGGCCAACGGCTACCGCACGGTGACCGCCATGGACGCGACGACGGTGACGCTCAACGTCGACACCATGATTCCTGGCACGCCGCCCACGGCAGGGCCGCCGCAGACTTCCGGCGTCAAGATCAACCCAACCTCCGGCCTGCTTAAGGAAGATGTCACCAGCCCGGCTGGCGAGACGTGGGTATCGCCGCTATCTCTCAACATAGTCGTCAGCCACATGAACCGGCTGTTCTTCGCCGACACCGGAAACCTGGCGATCTACTACCTGCCGATCCAGCAGAAGTCCGGTGAACTGGAACTGTTTCCGCTCAACGCCATCTTCCGCCGGGGTGGCTCCATCCGCGCTATGGCGACGTGGTCCGTCGACGGCGGCAACGGCATGGACGATTTGCTGGTCATCTTTTCCTCGAACGGCGAGTGCGTCATCTACTCCGGCACCGACCCGGCGACTAACTTCAAGCTGGTCGGGCGGTTCGATTTCGACGCACCGATGTCGAAGCACGCCATCACCCGTTACGGCGGTGAACTCTACGTGCTGATCTCGACCGGCCTGGTGCCGATGTCGACCATGCTGAAGGCTGAATCCGACCAGCTTGGCCAGTCCGAGAAGGGCGTCACCACGCTGTTCTACAATGCGGCGGTGTCCTACCGCTCGGACGTGGGCTGGTCGACCTTCCTCAACCCGTCATCTGGACGCCTCTACTGCAATACTCCGCAGGGGGCCAACAATCGCTACAAGCAGTTCATCCGCCACATGCCGAAGGCCATCTGGTCGACATGGGACGGTGTCCCGGCGCGCTGCTGGGGCTGGCTCGACCCGATCATCTATTTCGGTGACGACAGCGGCAACGTCTACGAGATGCACCCGTCCCACCTGAACGACAACGGCAAGGCGATTCGCGTCGACGTGCAGATGGCCTGGAACAGCTTCAAGACGCCGGCCAAGAAGACCTTCATGGCGATCCAGACTTACATCACCACCGATGGCGCACCGCAGCCGGTGATCGACATCAAGACCGAATACGACTTCTCCGAAGGCATCAACCAGCCGGACCTCAGCACGATCACCGACGGGTCTTACTGGGATGAAGACCCCTGGGCGAAGACCCAGGACGACCCGCCGGACGGGGCGACATGGGCGACTGGCGAGCGCGCCATCACCATCTGGAACGGTGTCGCTGGGCGGGGCCGCGTCGGTGCTATCCGCATGACCCATACGGTGCAGAATTCCACCTTCGCCATCAAGGGCTGGGAAGTCATCTATGAAGCGGGGACGTTGATATGAACGTCTCCTTCGACCCGCTGGACCTCGACGCCACCGCCTTCGTCAGCGAGCGCACCGGCATCGATTTCTCCAGTGGGTATCCGTTTCCGGAGCACCGCTGGTTCTGTGTCACTGCACGCGACGGTGACCGGATCATGGGCGTCATCCTGTGCGAGTTCATCAATCACTTCGAGGCTTTGTTCAATTCAGCCGTCGCCGA